GGATCTAAAATCGGTAGACCGAAAAAAAATCCAGGCGATGTTCAAAGAGAATCCGCTAGTAAAAGGAAACAAGAAGAATTAAAAAATAAATCTAAATGGAAATCTACTCCTAATCGACCTAAAACAAAACCGCCGTCTAATTGGATGGAAAGAAGAAGAGGAGATCCAAAAGACTATTTTTTAAATAAGATTATACCCGCAGGTGGAATCGCTGGCGGAGCAAAGAAGCTTGTTGATTTACTAAAAAAATCTGGTGCTGGTTATTCTGGTTCAGGTGATTATAAAGAATAATGAAGAAAAAACAATTTTTAAAAAATAGACAAAAATGGAAATTACAAACAGTATTTGATATTGTTGTAATTGTTGCCATTATATTAATAGGAGTAAAAATATGGTAGACTCAGCAGCAAGTAAAGTGCGAAAAGGAAAAGAACCTATACCAGTAGAGGTACGTAAATTAAAAAGAAAAAGACAAATAAATACACCCAAAGATACAAAGTTTGTTAAAGGAGCAAAAGGAGTCGTAAAGAGTTTTAAAAAGGCATATAAAGAAGGCAATGTGCCAACAACTGTACCTTGGACTATAAAAAAAATGGGATATGATATTAAAAAAACAAGACAAAAATCTGGGCCAAAAGGTAGACCAGGTTCATTAATACACAAAGCAACAAGTGTAAAAAGATCTGGTGCTAATTACTCTGGCGATTAATAATTAATTTTATTTGAAAAAACAAAAACCCCCTCCCCCTAAAAATAAAGAACCCAATCCTCTTGATGAGTTTTGGAAAACCTTGGGCTGTGACCCCAAGACAGGAAAGCCTGTTAAAAAAAGGAGAGATTATGAAAGGTAAATTACTACAACCAGATTTGGATTTATACGATCCATCAAAACCGATAGAGGATTTGTGGAAGTATTTAGCTTTATGGGGGCACCATGCATACATTGTCCAAAGAGGATAGAGATGCGGCCACTCGTTTAGCTGTAATAACAGCACGTGATGACTTGCTTGCATTTATTATGTTAATGAATCCAAGCTTTAGTGTAGGCCCACATCATAGATTACTCTGTGATGAATTGATGAAATTAGAAAAAAATGAAATAGATCGTCTTATGGTATTTATTTCACCACGTTCTTCTAAATCTTTAATTACTTCTACATACTTTCCTGCATGGGCTTTAGGGCGTAACCCATATTGGCAAGAGATTGCTGTATCACATAGTGATGATTTAGCAACTAGATTTGGTAGATCAATTAGAGATATAATTAATTCTCCTGCTTATCAAACTATATTCCCTAAAATAAATATTCGTAAAGATAATCGCTCGGCAAATAGTTGGGCACTAGAACATAACAAGAATCAAGCTGGCTCATTTCTCGCAGCAGGTTCTGGATCAGGTATCGCTGGTTTTGGTGCTCACTTAGCAATCATTGATGACCCTATATCTGAGCAAGATGCTTATTCAAAGACTCGAAGAGAACATTTGAATAACTGGTACGCTTCAGGATTACGTACAAGGCTTATGCCTGGTGGTAAAATTGTACTAGTTATGACTAGATGGCATGAAAATGACTTAGCAGGTCATCTTTTAAGCGCCGAAGATAGTGGAGTTATGGCAGATAAGTGGTCTGTTGTCAGGATTCCTGCCCTAAATACTACAGAATCTACTGCTAAATTAAAGAAAGCTAGGGAAGATCTAATAAAACAGGGGTATTTAACTGAAGAATACCCAAAATTAGAGCTAGGACAGTCTTTTTGGCCTGCATCTGATCGAGTTGAAGGGTTTTGTTGGACTACTGAAGAGCTTATTCGTACTAAAAACAACACACCTGCATTTAAATTTGATGCATTGTACAATCAAGCTCCTACAAGTGAAGAAGGGGGTATCATTAAAGAGAAATGGTGGCAAGATTGGAACAATACTACCCCACCAGAGTGCGAATATATTATACAATCGTGGGATACTGCGTTTTCTACACGTACTACCGCAGATTATTCTGCAGTAACTACATGGGGTATCTTTAATTCAGGTTTAGATATGCCTAATTTAGTACTATTAGGAGCTGAAAGAGGACGATGGGACTTTCCTACCTTAAGAGAAAAGGTAGTTGAAAAATTTAATGATCATAATCCAGATACTATTCTAATCGAGAAGAAAGCATCAGGTCAATCTTTAATACAAGACTTGCGTATGACTGGTATTCCTATAGTTGACTACCAACCTGATCGAGATAAAGTGGCTAGAGCATATGCTATCACTTCATTATTTCATAACGGCAGAATCTATGCCCCCTTTAAGAAAGAATGGGCACGAGAAGTTATGGAAGAAGCTCGTACTTTTCCCGCAGGGGCACATGATGACTATATAGATACTCTAACTCAAGCTTTATTATGGGTTCGTAATGGTGGATACATTACTCATGGGGATGATACTTGGCTTGACAAAGCCACAGAAAGTATTTATAATAGAGAAAAAAGATCGTACTATTAATAGGAGACAATAAGGAAAGATATGGCTATTGAAAAAGTTATTACTCCAGATTTGGAGACACCTTCAATCACAATACCAACTGATGAAGATATAAAATTAGATGAAGCAGGTAATGCAGAAATAACACTACAAGACGATCAAGTATTAGCTGAAGCAGAAGCTATGGGTTTAATGGATGAACCTATGCAAATGTCATCAGATCATGATGCTAATTTAGTTGAGTTGATGGAAGAACAAGATATTTCTGAAGTTGCAAATGACTTGTATGCAGGCTATCAAATTGATAAAGAATCCAGAGGAGACTATGATGATATTGCAGAAGATGGTGTAAATTTATTAGGATTATCTTATGATGAAGGTAATCAACCTTTTCCTGGAGCATGTGGTTCAACACATCCTATCCTTGCACAATCAGTTGTAAAATTTCAAGCTAAAGCATTTAAAGAATTATTTCCAACCGAAGGGCCTGTACGTACTCGTATTATGGGAGTACAAACAGAACAAAAATTAGCACAAGCTAATCGTGTTAGAGATTTTATGAATTGGCAAACTCAAACTCAAATGCCAGAGTATGGGCCTGAATTAGATCGTTTGTTATTTCATGTAGCATTATATGGTTCTTCATTTAAAAAAACATATTGGGATGCACCTTTAAATAGACCTCGTACTGAATATATTAAAGCTCAAGATTTTTATATAGATTATTATGCTTCTAACTTAGAAACAGCAGAACGCTATACACATCGTTATACTTTATCACAAAATCAAATTAGAAAATTACAACTTGCAGGATTATTTGCAGAAGTTGATTATATTGAAGACACTAATGTTTCCGACTCAGCTGCACAAGATGCAGAAAATGAAGTTGTTGGTTTAAGTAAACCATCTAACACAGATCGAGTAGAAATTTTAGAAATGCATGTTGATGCAGATATTCCAGGATTTGAAGATCCTGATGGAGTTAAACTTCCTTATATTGTTTACATGACAGCGGATCAAAAAGTTTTATCTATTAGAAGAAACTGGGATATAGACGATCCATTTAAAAAGAAAAAATTATATTTTACACATTACACTATGATACCTGGTTTAGGTTTTTATGGTTATGGTTATTTACATTTGATAGGTGGTCTAACAAAGACTGCCACTTCTTCAATGCGCCAGCTTATAGATGCTGGAACATTTGCTAACTTACCAGGTGGCTTTAAAGCACACGGATTACGTGTCTTAGCACCCGATGAGCCTATTGCTCCTGGTGAATGGCGTGAAGTAAATAGTCCAGCTGGTGATCTTGGAAAGTCTTTACAGCCTTTACCGTTTAAAGAACCATCAAGTACATTAATGAATCTAATGCAATATGTAACTAATGCCGCACGAGAATTTGCTGATGCTACAGATAATGTAGTTGAATCAGGAAGTAACTACGGGCCAGTTGGTACAACTATGGCACTACTAGAACAATCTAGTAAACTATTTGCAGCAGTTCATAAAAGAATGCACGAATCACAAACAAAAGATTTAAGAATATTAGCAAGATTAGACCAAGAATATTTACCATCTGTTTATCCTTATCAAGTATCAGGCGGCGCTCAACAAGTATTTAGTCAAGATTTTAATTTAAAAAATATTGATGTTATTCCTGTATCAGATCCTAACATGCCTACTGAAGCACATAGGATTGCTAAGATAAATGCAATAATGTCTATTGCACAACAAAATCCTCAACAATATAATATGGCATTAATTAGTCAAGAGTTATTCCAAGCAATGGGAGTTGAAGATCCTAAAAGATATTTAGCTCAATCACGTCCACCATTTACTGGTGATCCGATTACTGAAAATATGGCAGCTATGAAAGGGGCACCTTTAAAAGCTAGCATTGAACAAAATCATGATGCTCATATAATTGTACATGGAACCATGTTACAAAATCCTGCATATGCAGAAAATAGACAAATGCAACAAATTTTAATGGCACATATACAAGAACATTTATCTATGAAGTATAGACAAGAAATGGCACAAATGGTTGGTGATCCACAATTGCAACAAATAATTATGTCCAATCCACCACAGCCTCAACCAGGACAACCTAAACCACCAAACCCACCACAGCTTCCACCTGAATTAGAAAATAGAATTGCTATGGCTGCTGCTAATGCTTCAGATAAAGTATTACAACTTGATGAAGAGAAAGCTAAAATTATGGCTGGTGAAAAGAAAGATCCTCAAATTGAATTGCAAGAAAAAGATTTAGCATTACGTGCACAAAAAATGATGAATGATATAAAAATACATCAAGATAAAATGGCACTACAAGAAGCTCAAACTATTATCAAAGATGAAAATGCTGATGAAGATAGAAAAATAAGAGAAGCACAAGTAGTAGTTAATGCTATAAATGATGATAAAGAAATGGAATTAGAAAAATATGATAGATATCTTGAAACTGCTAAAACTATTTCTGATCATACAAATAAAGAAGAAGATAGGAAACAAGAACTAGTAGAGAAAGCTATGGATGTAGCTGCTAAAACTGGAGCTAGTATGGTTAAAGTTACTGGAGATATTTAAAAGTAATGAAATTATCGGAAGCCACAAATATCAGTATGCCTGCCAAGAACCTTTTGGCAATTCTCGCAGCCGTTGCCATAGGAACTATGAGCTACTTCGGCGTAATTGAAAGACTTAACAAAATCGAAACAAATCAACAGCTAATGGCACAAGACATGGAAGCTGCTAATGATTTTATTGAGGGTGTCCCCAAAGGCACCATGGTCAGTCCACAAGTAAACGAGCTCTACATGCTCGTGGAATGGCTGTCAAAAACACAAGAAGAACTTCGTACTCATGTTAATGCAGAGATTCCTGAAATTTCAAAATTAAATATGCAAATACAATTCATTGAAGAACGTATGATAGATGTTGAAATGCTACTTGATAAAATTAGAGCGAATGGGTTATCACACTAATGATTGAAACACTATTCGCAGTACTACTTATAACTAACGGTTCGATAATTGAGACAGTGCCAACTGAGGGAATGGCTGATTGTCTTAAAACCAAACGTGTAGCTATGCAAAACATTGGCCCCGATCAAGAGGGAATATTCATGCAGTGTGTGCAAGTGGAGGCTGAGGTTGAGATAGACATGGGGAGAAAGAGAATCATTAAGATCTTAACGGAGAATCCTACTGGAAATTAATGATAAAAACATTAAAAGATAATCCAGTAGCTAAAGCATTGAGAAGGCCTAAATATAAATCTCAAGTTATTAATAATAAAAAAAAATATTTAGAAGATACAAAAAAAATAATTGATCAAAAATTAAAAGATTATTAAATGAACGAAAAAATTATTAGTATGTTAATTGGAATTTTAATTATGTTAGGTGGTTGGAGTCTTGCAAAAACTTTTACACTATCTACAACACAAGCTGTCTTAGATGATAAGGTTGATAAATTAGAAAGACATGTTGAAAAACTTCAAACTCAAATGGATAATATGATAAATATGGATGAAGAAATTATGGAACAACATGAAAATTTATTTAGACAATTAGAAAATAATCAATCATCTTCAGGATATAACTATGGTTATAACTAGAGCACAAACAGAACAAACAGTAAAACAAGGAATAAAAAAAATGCCTTTTAAATCTGAGAAGCAAAGAAAATATTTACATGCCAATGAACCCAAACTTGCTAAAGAATGGGAGAAAAAATATGGCAAGAAAAAGAAGAAAAAAAAGAAGAAGAAAATAAGCAGTAGTTTAAAAAGAAATAAATAAAATTACATGGCCTATTTAAACCATAATATCCCACCATTTGGTGCCCAAATAAGAAATGAATACATGTATAATCATGAAAAGGGGCACGGAGAATTTACAGAGTGTGAAGTTCATTCTATAACTAGTATGCGAAGAAGAGCTGTTTTATTTGAAGCTATTCTAGATAATGGAGTTAACTGGACTAGAAGACCTATAACTGCGTTTTGTTGGAAAGAAGACGCACCCGTTAGACCAATTCATGAACACATGTATTGGGATTGTTTTTCACATTACCCAGATGTACAAGTTCGAGAACGATTAAAATTTATGAGAGCTGATTTATTAACAGTTGAAAGAGAATTATTAAGAGGAACATATATGTTTACTATCGACTGGGGACATGAAAATGCTGCAATGTTAGATACCGATTATTCAGAAGATCCAGAACATAAATGTGCTCATATGTTTAAAATGGATGAAGGAAATTTCTTTGCATATCCTAACAATAGAATAGTCTGGGAAGATGATGCTTTTATTGGAGATCGATTAAAAATAAATCCAGGATATAAAATTGATCAAACTGTTTATACCATAGAAGATAAAAGAGAACATACAGAGACTGATGATTCTTATCTTACTGAATTTATTAAAACAAGTATACAAAACCATTAGCATTAGTTGACAAAGTAATTCAATAACATTATAATACTTAAAAATCTTGGAGAATTACAATGAATTTAGATGATATCAAAAGGTATTTTATTTATATACCTGTAGTAGCAGCATTACTATCTTCTATGTATTATGCTATTACAACTTTTAACCAAATGACAAATGCTATAGAAAGTGCAGCTCGTGAGATTGAGATGATAAGAAAAGATCTCAGCTATTGGGATAACGAGATGACTCGAACCAAAGAAGACTTTACTAGAGAGATGACTAGAATAGCTACCGAACTTGCCGAAGGTACTGCATACATACAAGCTGCTAGAGAAAATGGTTATAAAATCGAAGACACCATTAGGCAAAACACATATGACATTAAGGAACTTACTAGACAATTAAACGGAGGCTGGTAATGAAAGAAATTAAATTTTATTTAATTCTACTAGCTTTGGCTTTAGGCTATATCTGGTCTAGTTCTACAACAGCAAAAGCTGCTAATGAATATTTAAATGATTATCCTACTCATTGTAGTAGGGGAAGTATTGAACCTTATGTAGATTATAGCTTAAGTAATTCTGAAAGCGGAAGCTACTATACAACTAATGATAGCTTAAATACTTTCATATATCCGCAAGGAGAAAGAGACGAATACAGAGTGGGTCTAAGATTGAGGTGGGAATTAGGCTCTACTTGTAATGATACATTCAAAAGAACAATGAAAGACAATATGAAACTTAAACAAGAATTAGAACTTCTTAAGTTATGTGGTCGTTATAAAAATTTAGAATTAGGCCCAGAGTTTGCAACCGTTCGAGAGAAATGTAAAGATATTCAACCTAAACCTTCAGATATAGACATCAATACTCCACTTGACAATTCTGAATAATTTCTATATAATTAAGCTATAGCCGCCGAAAGGGGTTAGATTTAATTTTGCTTAAAAGGAGGAAATTATGATTAGATCACTAATAGACTGGGAACCATATAGACCATTTACAGTTGGCTTTGATTCCCTGATGGACAGACTCACAACCATACAAATGGATGCACCGAGTTATCCACCATACAATATCAGAAAGATAGATGATTTTAAATATTCAATTGAAGTAGCATTAGCTGGCTTTGATAAAAAGAGTATTGATATAAGCTATGCTGATAATACACTTAAAATAAAATCCAAAAAACAAGATCAAGAAGAAAAAGATATAATGCATAAAGGTATCTCACAAAGAGCCTTTACAAGATCTTTTTGTCTTGCTGAAGATGTAATTGTTAATGGAGCAGAATTTACTAATGGTATGCTATCTATTGAATTAGAGAAAATAGTACCAGAGGAAAAGAAACCTAAAACAATTAAAATTAAATAATAACAATCGTGCCCCCTCTTACAGGAGAAACACAATGTCAGATGTAAATTCATATAAAGAAAAAATAGATAAAATACTTAATGATGCA